CAAAAGGTAAAGAAAGTTTGCCATATTATGACCGTTTTCCAATGGTATTGGCAATTGAAAAGTATAATGACGGTTTTTTAGGCCTAAACCTTCATTATTTACCATTTAATTATCGGATGGCATTTTTAGGTAAATTACTTAAATTTGCGGTCCAAGGCGAACCAGGAGAAATTGACAGGTTGAGAGTCACCTATGATATTTTAGTCGCCTCCAGGCGTCTTAAAGAGTTTCGGCCTTGTATTAAACGCTATCTTGCTGGTCACATCCAGTCAAAGATACTTGCCATCCAACCTAATGAGTGGGATATTGCCGCTTTTCTGCCGTTACAGCAGTTTAGGGGTGCCAATTCTGAAAAAGTGTGGCAAGAATCACTAGAAGAAATAAGGAAATAAAATGCCAGGTGGTATCAACGAATTTAAATCGAGTTTTAGGGGTGATGTAGCACGGGTAAATAAATTTGATGTGAATGTTAATATTCCTTTGGTACTAATACCATATATTTCTGGTGCAAGAATATTAAATCTTCGTTGTGAGAATGCTCAATTACCAGGTAGAACATTTGCTACCACAGAGCAAAAAACTTATGGGCCCATTGAGAAATATCCTTATATGACAACATATAATGACATTGATTTAACATTTATTGTTGATGATGATATGCAACAAAAAGTATTATTTGATGCTTGGTTAAACTTTATTAATCCATCATATAACAATCACATTCGTTATAAACAAGAATATGCAACTATTCTCACAGTTAATCAATATGATGTAATGAATAAATTATCTTATTCTGTGAGTTTGTATGATGCCTATCCTATTTCTGTAAATCAAATGGATTTGGATTGGAACGGAGATGGGTACCATAAACTTGGAGTAACTTTTGCATATACTTACTGGAAAAACAATTCTCTACAAGCAGCCGGTATGGAATTGGTTGATGCAGGAATTGCTGCAGTTTCAAGTATTATTAATGGTAGTTCTGTTAATCCATTACCGGTGCCAGATTTATCTGCAACAGATGCCGGTTTATTCTCAGGTGAAAGTTTTGTTAATACTCCTGGCGGCCCCATTACTGGTGCGGCCAATGAAGATGTTGGGGGCGGAACAATATGGTCAACGGGAGCCGGTTAGTGCTTAAAATTGATTTGAAAAAGGAGATATAAAATGGCTTTGCCAAAACTTGATGTGCCAACTTATGAAATTGATTTACCAGTTTCTAAAAACAAAATTAAATTTAGACCGTTTCTTGTTAAAGAACAACGTAATCTTTTAATGGCTTTAGAATCACAAGATACAAATTCTACACAACAAGCTATTCGTGATATTCTTGTAAATTGCACAATTACAGAAGGTCTTGATATCGATAAATTACCTATTATTGATATTGAATATTACTTTATTAATTTACGAGCCAAGTCTGTTGGTGAAATTGTTGAATCTCGTTATCGTTGTAACAATATTGTAGAAGATAAAGAGTGTGGCAATATTATGGAAAAAAACATTGATTTAACACAAATCAAAGTTCAAGTACCAGAAGATGTCAAACCAGAGATACAATTAACACCACAAATCAGTATTAAAATGAAATATCCTGAATTTGGTGTGGTAAAAGATTCTTTAAAATTTGAAGATATTAATGAAGTAACTTTTAATATGATTGCTGAATCTATTGAACACATTTATGATGGCGAACAATTTTATTACGGACATGAAGCACAACCTGGTGAAATGCTTGAGTTTGTCGAAGGCATGAGCCAAGAACAATTCTCTAAAGTAGAAAAGTTTTTTGATAATCTACCAAAACTAAAAGAAGAAGTTAAAATTACCTGTGATAAGTGTGGATTTAATCACACGATAGAGGTGGAAGGGTTAGAAAGTTTTTTCGGTTAACATTTCGTCATGACAATCTGAGAAATTATTATAAAACGAATTTTTCGTTAATGCAACACCATAAGTATAGCTTGACCGAACTTGAAAATATGATGCCTTGGGAAAGAGATATCTACATCTCCCTTTTGATACAGTACATTGAAGAAGAAAATCAAAAGATAAAAGAACGCCAAAAGAAAAGACGATAGTAAATGGACTATAAAAAGGCAAAAGACCTTAGAGGTAAATCCTTTTCTGAAAGAATGACAGAAAATTTAATTTCTGGCTCTGGCATTGGTGAATCATTCAAAAAAACACTCTCAGAAAAATCAAAAGCCCGCATGATGGGCATCAAAGAATCATTCGATCCGCTTAACATAGCTAAAAAATTAACTGGTGGTAGTCGCTTGGGGCCAGCTTTGCTTGGCAAAATGATGGGTCGTAGTAAAGAAGATTTACAATATTTTGCTGGTGATCCAAAAAAACAAAGATTAAATCGATCAACAACCACAGGTTTAGATCCAGAAACCTTAAAAGAAACTACTGAATCTTTAGGTAAAATTTATGATTTATTAAAGAAAGATAAAGATAATAAAGTAAATCAAAGAGAAAAAAAAGAAAAGTTTTTGTTTGAACAGGATACTGAAGAAGAACTAAGAAATCAAGAGTTAATTAAGGCTTTGACGGCTCGTAGAAAAAAAACTTCAAAAGAAAAAAGAAAAGAAGAAGTAAAAGAAAAAGAGGCTGAAAGAAAAGAAAAAAAACAAGAAGCTAAAGCACCAGAAAAGCCACCAGCTAAAGCACCAGAAAAGCCACCGGCCAAGGCACCTGAAAAGCCTCCAGCTAAAGCACCGGCCAAAGCACCAGAAAAACCACCAGCTAAAGCACCGGCCAAAGCACCAGAAAAGCCACCAACTGCGGCACCAGCACCTAAACCAGAAGTCAAGCCACCAACAGCCACACCTGCAGCTAAACCAGAAGTCAAGCCACCAACAGCCACACCTGCAGCTAAACCAGAAGTCAAGCCACCAACAGCCGCACCTGCAGCTAAACCTCCAATAATTGGTACGGCGGCCGGTAAGTTGGGTGGTGCTGCAGGCCTGGTTGTTTCTGCACTAGTATCATCAGGTATTGTTTCTTCAAAGGCGCAAGCTAATGTTTTATCTCAAGTAAAATCAGAATCAAATTTCGTACCTAAAAGTGAAAGTTTATTTTATACAAAAGCGGAAGGAATTCAGGGTACTTTTGGAAAAGGAAGAATACCAACATTAGAATTTGCTCAACAATTTGTTTCAAAAAAAGGAGATGACAAAAGTGAACAATTAGCAAATCACGTATATGCAAAAACAGATGGTAATTCTGCGCCAGGTGATGGATGGAAATATCGAGGCCGAGGTTTTTTACAAATTACCGGAAAAAATGCTTATAAGTCATTAGGCGATTATCTTAATGTTGATTTAGTTTCAAATCCGGATTTATTAAATAGTCCTGAAATAGCAGCTAAGTCCATACCTTGGTTTTTTCTTAATTATAAAAAAAATCTAACAAAAGGTGATCCCAAAAGCCTTGAAGATATAGGTTTAGTTAATAAAGCTGTTGGCTTTTCTGATCCCACCGGTGAAAAAGCTAAAAAAAGAGCTGAATTGGCGTCAGAAATTCAATCGATGGATTTAAATTCTGGTTCTCAAATAGACCAAGCATCTAAAGAAAACAAAGATTTAAAAGCTGATATGGCGAATAAAGACAAAGCTCCAATTATTGTAAATAATAATACCACCAACACTCAAGGCAAAGCATCAGCACCAACTTCATCACCAGCAGACGATAGGCCCGCTTACATGAAGAAGGCACAAGGACAATAATGGAATATCAAAAAGCAAAAGACATTCGTGGCACCTCTTTTGGTGATTTAATGGCCAAAAAATTACTTGAAGGTGGAGGTATTGGTGAATCACTTAAAGCTACCGTGTCACAAAAAACTAAAGCAAAAATGACTGGCATTAAAGAGTCATTTGATCCATTAAATATGGCCAAGTTTATGACTGGTGGTTCGTCTTTAGGCCCAGCTTTGTTGGGTAAACTTATGGGTCGTTCTAAAAAAGATATTAAATTTTTTGCCGGCAAAACAAGAAAAGGTAGAGATTCTGCTTCTAAACTAGGAGCGTTAGATGATGATACAGACATTACTTCCATTTTATATAATATTGAAAAATTATTAAGTGAATCTTTAGAATATGATAAAATGCAATCAGATAAAGAAAATAACTTTGCAGAAGAAAAAGAATCAGAAAGATTGCGCCGTCACAAAGAATTAATAGAAGCTATTACTGGCAAAAAATATAGTGGCAAAGCATCAGCAACAACAATGAAAAAAGATGCAGAAGAAGAAGAAAATGACAGCCTTCTTTCCATGTTTGGTTTAAAAGATGTTGCAAAAAGTGCTGTAAAAGCATTAGGTTCTTTAGCTACGTGGGCTGTTGGGCCAATTGG